AATGACGGTCTTGCCCGTATCGAAATTATAATGTGCACCAACAATACAGAAACTGTTGTTTGACGAACCAGCATCGAGCGCGACAACAGACGGCCAGTTAAACGTGCGCACACGCTCAATGCGACCATATACCTCGCCCGGTTGATCGTATTGATAGACAAAGGTATGCGAATTCGGACCGTTCGTAAACAGGTCTGATTTTACCGAATCGACCGACATATAGCGTGAATGAACCAACGGAGGATTCGCGCCAAAGTCTCGTTCTGCTTTTTCCCAATTCGACGCATACTCACCCGCGATCAGGGGATTGTCACGTTCTAGATAGGGATTAAACTTCCATGTCGGAAGTTGAATACCAAGAATACGCTGTGAACCCTCATCCGTGCGAGATTCTTTAAGCAAACGCATCATCTTGTCGCGAACTGACATCGGCGACGATACATTCAACAGGATTGGCGAAGGCGCGAAATAGTGACCTTTTTTCATCGCTTCCAGAAACGCACTGTCGACGGTTGTCAATGAGCGCATCAGCGATTTATGTGCTTCGTCAGCATTCGCAATTTCGCTAGTACTATCTTCCTCTTCACCGTTTTTCGGCAATCGGAACAGGCCAAGTTCGTCTAGTGCACCCCCTATTCTCGTGTCGCCTCTCAGCGTACTTGATTTCGGACCGGACGGGTAAAAACGAATGTTGCGGTAGCCAACGCGCATAAATTCGGTCGCTTTTGTGTAAAGCTTTTTACCGTATTTTTCGCCGAAATGATCCAATACGTTAAAATATTCCTTGAACCAAATCGAATCCTCAATGATTTCTCGGAACGGCACCCACAAAACGCCTTTCGCTTTCTCGTAAGTCAACGATACAAATGTGAACGTCAACTCGGTAGAAGCCTGCATCGAGTTAGTTAACTGCGACAAAGGCGGAAACGACAGAAAACGATGGAAATGATAAGACGAATACATCGCAGCACTTAACGATTTTCCTGAGCGTTGCCCAAGACAGTTTACAAGCTGTTGATATCGTTTAAGACCGTGATTCTGTATCAAATCCCATTTGTTTCGTTTACATTTCGGACATATGCCACGTTCGAGCAAGGTCAAATGTTCCTGCATGTCCCGGAATGGATAATCCTTTGGGACATTTTCGATATCCATCCATTTGGGATTCGAACAACAAGGGCATACTTCTGCAAACAGAAACGCCCCTATCCACGCCTGTAGTGGATAAGGGTGTTTTGTGTTCGGCCCGAACATATTCAAACAGAAGTCGAAAAAATTCTTTGCACGCGGCAGATCGCGTGTATCAACCTTCAGATCATGCAAAAGGCCGGTTTCCTCATCTTCTGCTTCCATCATGTAACGATGGATATCGAAATCGTCTACCCGTTCGCCGGTCACGGAATCGTAACCGCCGCCTTTGATGATATATTCATCATCGCGAACATCTTTGACTTTTTCACCGGTTTGCTTTGCATTTTTGATACGGCGACGTTGAATTTGTTCTTGCTGTTCCGGAGAAAGCAACATAGGAAACAACTCATCAGCGCCGTATGCGGCCAATTTCGACAGTCGGTCGGACGCGTCGTTAACTGAGTCATAATCAACTCTTTTCATAAGCTACCTCAATGCATAGTCATCGCAGCCTCTTTACGGTTACGCTCCAATCCGGCTGCTACACGTTCGTGACGACGCGGACCGCCGCGTTCGTCCGCATGTGGTCCGATAATCATCACTTCCTTTTTAGGCTGCACTGCATAGAGCAGGTCATCGACCGCGCTTTTCGGCAGCTTCATATATTTGGCGATAAATGTAGCCATTTTATATAAACGAGCGTGTGCAACCATACGTTCAAATTGTGCAAACGGTGCAGGATCGACAGCCGATTCCAAGGTTTTCTGCACTACATCTTGGGCTTGCGCCAAGCCGCCTTGAACACCGAGCACTAAGGGATCGATTTCGTTCAGGAAGAATTCCCTGATTACCTCGATATTTTTGGACAAAACAGGGGGTAATTGATCGCGGTAATCTTCGATGCGCTCGTCCACTTCTGTATTGATATAATCCAGCGCCGATTTTGGTTCCATCGCTTCTTTACGCTCTTGCACATCAGAATCGAAAGAACGGGTCGGTTTGTAGAAAAAGCGATTCCGCTTTTTACGTACGACGACTGGCGGTTTTACGGTACGTGCAACCGATGTTTCCGGAATTGCATAAGCGATATTAGACAAAGCCGAAAGCAAGTCGTCCTTGCTATCCTCTTCAGCCTTTGTTGACAGCAAAAGGTGATTACTGACAGCCATTTTCACACTCCAAATAAAAAAGCCCCGTGTATATACGCCGATTGGCCGTTATATACACGGGGCGCTACTGATTATTTACTACACATTTTCTTATTCGTCGTCAGACTCTTCGTCCTTGACCTTGCCGTTTTTGTGTGCAATATAGAGTGCTTCACCTTTACCAGATGCCATCTGCTTAAAGCAGAAGCTACGCAAATCAAAAGGTTTCGCAACACCGAGCCGTTTACATACTTCTATCTTCGTTGCCTTGTCGCCGAGTACCCACGATTTGAGTTCGAACCAATTCGTGATTTCGTTCGGCACTTCAACGCCATCCAGTTTAAGCTTCAATTTTTTACGAGTGTTACCGATAAGCTGGCCTGTTTCTGATAGATAACACATCGTGTCAAAGAATGGATCAAAGCCGCGTGCATCCCCGCTCGCATCTTCGGACCATACGCGGAACCAAACCTTGCGCTTCGGCTGTGAAAGTTTGTTCTTGATATTTTTGGACTGTACGTAAATGTAACGGTCCGATCCTTCGGATTCTACCGATTTCTCGATTTCGAATCCTTCATCTTTATCGAACACTGGATTAAACGGCATGCCAGATGTGCGCTTGTGATTCCAGATACGCGCATCACTTTTCGCACGTAGGTCATTGCCGCCTTTTTCCCGTTGTTTCGGGCCGTACATCGCCATCGGAATATCAGATAGGTGATTCATGCCGATAAGAGCGATCATCTTCGGCGCAAGTCGAGCCTTGATCCGAGGCATGTGCTTCGCGAAGAACCGAGCCATCACCCCGAGTGAATTGTCGGCTTCGTCCTCGTCGTTTGAGCCGGGGTTCATCGCAGACCACGCGTCCACGATAATCAGTCCTTGAAGATTTCCGTCAGGTGCGGGAATCCACAGACCTTTCCCATGGCGCTTTGCCATTTCGGGCACATGGAATTGACCAACCTTTGCGCGGTTTTCCTTGCTATCGTCGTAGATCAACCACCATTTACCGCCGACGAAACGTTTATCCGGGAACGCACGTTCAATCGCTGCTACCCAATTAAAGAAGTGCTCGCCGACACCTGTGGCGAAATACGTAATCATCGGATCGATCAGGATTTCGCCGGTATGCTTATCGATTTTACCGAAGATTTGATCGACACTCTGCGTCACGCCCATCGTTTTCAGAATATTAGCGATATACGGGCGCGAATTTACCGTACTACCTTCATAATCCCAAAAGGCAATGAGGGGAACGCCGACTTTAATTGCCTGCGCCATCGTGGATAGCGCGAGTGTCGTCTTTGCCGTTTGTTCTTCTCCTGCGAAGGTATACATCGCCGGACGAATACCACCACCGAACATCAGATCGAGCATCAGCCAGCCCGCACTCATCGGAGTAATATCTTCGAGCGGATCAGACGATAACCCCTGCTTTTTGGTGATGTCGTCTAGGGTCTGGCGATAGAACGAACGAATATCGAACTGCGGTGCATCTGCTGTTGGCTTTCTGGTTGCCATTCGTTTATCCGTGAAATGAAAGAAAAAGGCCCGATCTTAAGATCGGGCCTCAACGCGTTATTGATTAACGGCGGCGACGCGGCGGGGCCGGTTCGTCATCTTCGTCCAATGGGTCATCCGCGTCCGGATCGTCGGCATCAAGATCATCATCGTCATCACGACGCTTCTTATTGCCTGAACGTTTTGGCGGTTCATCGTCACCATCTACGTCCTCATCCAAGTCGTCAGGCTTAGGCGCACGACGCTTTTCTGAGCGCTTCGGCGGTTCATCGAACCCGTCGTCATCATCGTCGTCATCGCTGCGACTGCGTTTGCTATTCGACGCAGACTTGCTGTCATCCAAATCGTCATCGTCGTCATTTGACGAACGACGTTTGTTCGAGCGCTTCGGAGGTTCGTCCTCCAAATCGTCGTCATCGGTGCGACGTTTACCAGAACGTTTCGGCGCGATATCAAGATCGTCGTCATCTTCCACGGAATGACGCTTGTTTGAACGCTTCGGCACATCGTCCAGATCGTCGTCATCTTCCGACACTTGACGCTTTCCTGAGCGTTTCGGCGTATCTTCCTCGCCGAGTACATCGTCATCGTCATCTGCCGGAATCGGTGCAGCCGCAAGACGGCGGCCATTGCGTTTTGCCCACTGTTCATAGTCAGCCCGAACAGTCTTTTCATCCGGCACGTCAGGTTCAAGATTGCTCGTATCCCAACGCAAGTCGGCAAGCTCTTCATCCGTCAGCGGCGTTTGTTTGCCGATTTGAAACGTATATTTGCTAGCCGGGTCTTTATCAGGATCGAAATAGACTTGAACGTCACAGCCGAAGTCGATGTCCGTCACGGAATATTCTCGCGACTTGTTCGTTTTCTTCGATTCAACGACATTCAAACCCTTTAGTTCCTTGATCTTGCCGATAGCACCGGGAGGCAGCGCAAAGGCTGACCAACACGTCCACGTTTCCGAATCTTTTTCCTTAAAACCGCTCTTCTTTTCTTCCGGAGTCGGTTTGGCCGGACGTTCAGGCTTGTTAGCCTGAAGCTTACGGACGATCATGTTGCCGTAAAATTTCTTGGTAACTTGAACGGTCAGTTCGTCTGGTTTCAGTTTCTTTTCCGACAGAAGTTCCTTTTCCGACAGATAAAGTTCGTACCACGGATCATAAACCGTCGAATCGAATTCCATTGTTGCCGGATCGTACGAGCGCAAGA